CTGTAGTACCACAGAAGCGGTTCTTCAGCACTCTGACATTGGTAGTATTCCTTTCTATTGGGTCTTCAGCCTGACCATTCCTCTCTAGTCCTATCACCATGTCTGAGAGCTGTGCAATGGATGCAGAGCCTCTGAGCTGTGACAGACTACTAGCAGCGCCTTCCTCGTGGCCTTTGCCATCAGGTCTCTTCAGGTGGCTAACCATGAACAAGGTGATACCAGTCTCTTGAACCAGCATACGCAGCTTAGTACATATCTCGTCCAGAGCCTTTCTCTCGTCACCATTGCTCTGTGCAGACACAACAATACTAACGTGGTCTAGGAACAGGTACTTGGTGTCCAGCGCCTTAGCCATGTAGCGGCAACGGGCTATGATGTTGTCTATACTGGTGGAGCCAAAGTGGTCGAACATAAACAACCTCTGAGTACCCATAGTGGCCTCGAAAGCCTCCCAGCGTTCCTCCTCAGTGCTTTCTACGTCAGGTAGGTGCAAGGGCTTGTTAACCGCCAGTGACATCAGAGACAGCGCAGTCTTACGTGCGTTCTCTTCTAGGAATAGTAAGCCTATGTTCTCCTCAGAGTGCTTCAGGATATGCCACACTATCTCTCTGACAAACTGTGACTTACCTAGCCCAGAGCCTGCTGTGATGGTGACTAGCTCTGCCTCTCTGATGCCATAGGTTAGCTTGTTCAGGCTCTCCCATGGATACATTACAGCAGACTTCTCTACTGGCCTGTTCACTTCATCCCAGAGACTAGCGCCATTGATGATACCATCAGGTACAAACTTCTCTGCTCCCCAGAAGGCAGCAATGTAGGCTTTGGAGTCATTAGCGGCTAGATAGTCGCAGGCATCCTTGTACTCTGGTGGGTTCTTCATAATGGCTGATTTACCACCAAACAGCTCTGCAATCTCTCTCGCAGCCTTCTGTCCAGGTTCGTCAGAGTCCATAGAGATGACAATGGCATCGAAGCTGTCTAGCCACTCGTAGGCTGCCTTACAGTCCTTTAGAGCGCCGCTAGCGCCATTACAGACTGACACTACTGGGTACTTGCTCCCTTGCATCTGGTAGCTTGCAGCAGCGTCAAACTCTCCCTCAGTGATGGTGACATACTTGGCAGAGCCAGCAGAGAACAAATGCTGACCGAATAGTCCAGCGCCTTTCCAGTCTCCTACAATGCTATGCTGCTTGTCTGGTAGACGTATTTTAGCCGCAATAGGCACTAAAGCATTGTCAGGGTTATGGTAGCTGAAATAGGTTCTGTCTGGAGTCTCTAGGATGCCGTAATGCTTCACTGTGGCGGTGGTGAGTCCTCTGGATACAATGCTCTGATACTTACCAGTAGTCAGCATATTCTCTACAGCACTAAAGCTGGGTTTAGGTTTAGGTTGTTCATCATACGGTATCTCTACAGGCTGATAACCACCCTCAGTCTTTGTATATGTGGCGCAGCTATGGCAATAGGTGCTATTCTTGTTCACCTGTAGCGCATCGCTACTGCCACAGTCTGGGCAGGGTTGATGGGTTGCTTCAGTCATTCAAAAATCTCCTCATAAACTCTGCCAAAGCTGATTAGGCAAAGTGGTAGATGTAAGATAACACCCTGAAAAGGCATTACCTCTATGCACTCTGTAAAGCTGTTAAAAACCCACACTGGCCTGCTGTCTGGGAACTCCAGATCAAAGCCTACGCCCAGTCTATACTCTATTGTTAAACTGCGTCCTAAGATAACCATGGTCTTTTACTCTCCATATTCTTTGCTATTACACGAATCCTGCGCTTACATATTGGGCAGGGCTTAGTCCAGTCTGTTTGCTCTGGATGCTTACAGTAGTTCGTTCTCTCTTCTGGTATGTTGTAACTCCCTACCACTCTAACACGTTTGCCTTGCAACACCAACTGGTCTCTACTAGTTAGAATCATTATCGACTCCTCTACTGAATATCATATCATACTCTGCACTCTCTGATATAAACTGCACAATCACTGCTGGATGTACTTTGTAGTGCTGCGCTGCTTCCTTCAGTGAGAAAACACCATTACTAATATCTGCGGCAGCTTTAAACACTGCCTGCACTTCAGGGTTCATAGTCCCCTTTAACATATACTCTCTAAACATTTTAAATTCCTGTTTGTTAATTGTTAAAATTTATGCTACCCTCTGGACTATATAGTAACAAAACAGCCCTCCTATAGCAATAACTGCTAGTAGTTCTACTTTAAAGAATACTTCAGCTCCTCTAAAGTGTCCTCAAGCGCTTCAATATCTTCAGGGTAAGGAGTCCATTTAGGGCTTTTTAGTTTCTCTACAGTGTCTGCTGCCTCTGTTAAGTCTCTCAGAGCATTAAAGAATCTCTCTCGCAGCTCCCAGTCCTCTAGTACCTCTAAATGCTCGTCACCGTGTAACAGGTCATTAGGGCCAGTGAATACGTTCATATTAATTCTCCAAATCATTAATTATAGTCTCTCTGATGCTATCCTGCTCAGCTCTCCCTACTCTATAGGGTAAGCTCTCAATCCATACAACATAGCGCTCTATAGCTTCAGTGCGAAGCTGATCATTCTCTATATCTGCAAAATCCATTATATAGCCTCCCTGTCTTCTGCATCTAAATAATCAATATGTTTTTTTAATAACGCCCTAAAGTGTTTATTATGGTCTTGGCTTAAAGCGCCTAAAAATATATCGTGCAGGGTTGTGCCAGTAATTTCTATGTCTATACCATGACAGCGAAACGCGAGAAAATCCTTGTATCCTCTGCCTTTAGCTTCAACGTCCATTACAATCTCCCAGACACTTTGCGCGTGTATTTTCCTAGTGCGGTCAACGGTGTGAATCTTTATAGCCATATTATCTCTCTCTCTCTCTTGGTTAATGTTCAGGGTATTAGATGCTCTCTCCCTCAATAGTTCAATACTCTATAACCCTGTAGTGTGACCCAATACCAGGTTCTGGTCACGTTATAGCTCTCTCTCTCTCTCTCTGTAGTCTCTCTATTACGGGAAACAGGTTCGCCCTCTCTCTGCGGTACTCATAGGGACTCTTGCGTCTATAGCACCAGCAATATAGAGCCTATGGCGCAGCAACTACTAGCAACTACTGGCTATAGCCCTACAGGGCCATACAAAGCCGTCTAAGCCGTTTTAACGTGTTCTAGGTGCTAGGGTACTGGGTGGCATTGCAGGGCCTTAAATCGCCCTTATATTAGCTACGCGCATAAAAAAGCCCAGCTGTTACACTGGGCAAAGGTTGGACTACTATGGGGAATTATTTAGGCTCTACGCTCAATAGCTGGATAATCTGCGCGTAGGCGCTGCCAATGGTCTGCGTCTATTTCGTCATAAAGCGCGTCAGTTTCTCCAAACTGCTCAGCTTTGCGCTGCAACCAATCCCTAACGTGATCGCTATAATAACTTGAGTCCCTATCCCAGAAACCAGCGCCATGACCGTTCCTAGATAACCAGAAATCATGGCCTGCCTGCTCTATTGCGGCATCTGATAGGTAACACTCAGCATATACCATAAATGCTAGGCACTCTATGGTCTGCTCTCTCTCCCAAACTTCACAAAAATCTGTGCTGTTTTCCTCAGTAAATCGAACGCACTCAAAATAAGCGCCTATAAACTTTTGTTCCTTTTTGGTTGGTGTAATCATGCTACCGCCTCCGATTGTAATTCATATAGTGCCTGCAATGCTGCGCTGGCTATTGTGACCTCTGCTAATATACTAGCATGATGCGCGAAGGAGTCGAATCTATAGCTGTTATCGTCCAGCATTTCCTCCGCATCAGCGGTGCAGCAGTTAGCGCAGAGCATGATAGCTTTATAGGTGTAGATGGCGTGTTCACTGCTAGCAGCAGCTTGGTCTATTAGCTCGTAATGGTCACCGCCGTGCTGTTTAACTTCCTCTATAGCTTCCAGCGCAATGCTGCGGGCCAATTGTTGTAGTTCGTAATCGTTTTTTATGTAGTCCATCTTATACGCTCCAATTTAGGTTGATGTAGGTAATGATGCTGGCCAGCGTAGTAGTAACGGCCAGCGTTATCACGAAGTAGTAGACTCTGTCGAGTCTTTTAAGTTCCCGCTGCAATGCTTTCTCTGCAAGATAGCGGTGCGCCCTGTTGATTTCTATCTGTCTTTGGTTATCCATTGTAGTAGTTCCTATTGGTTGTGTCTGTCAATAAATAGTTCCTGTTTAAGTTCCCAATTTGCATTCAGCCTATTGATAACTGCCTCCACAGTTTTAAAGGATACCATGCGCGACGGTAAATCTAAATCATTTAATGGAGCTATGGTTATCTGGTAAGGCCTTGCGCTGCCTTCCCTATATAGTACACCAGCAGTGCCGTATTTGTATTCAATATACTTAATCATTACAGTGCTCCCTGTATCATTAGTTGAGCGCCTACAGCCCACAGACCAAAGGCTGCCATTGCTGCTATATGTAACGCTGCGCTCTTTATTGCTGCTTTGCGTTGTTTGCTCATTGTGTAGTCCTGTCTGTTTGTTGTCTTGATGGGTTCAGTATAGCGCAGCCAAGTATAGAGTCAACATAAAAGCAAGCCAGATTAAGATCAATTAGTTATAAGCATATAACCCAATAGCATAACTACATTGCTGCCATAGTATAAGGAGCGGGCGCGCGTGAATACTACAAAGAGACAGGGGAGTCAAACATTAACGTGACCAGACCAGGCTATTGAGTCACAGCTATAAACCTGCAAAGCATTGACGGGGTGG